ATGGGTTATACCACAGATGGTGAAAAGCCTTGTCAGGTTCCAACTGAGGAAAATCCAATGGCTAACGTTCTTATCACCGATTTTACGGATGCCCCTAATAGACTGGAGGCGTGTTACTATCCAACTGTAAAGTCTTATACAAACAAATACACGAGTGGTAATCTTCCTGTGGATGGTGGAAGGTCGCGTTCTCCCCTTCCCAAGTACATGCGAAACGCCGTAGATCGTCAATTTGTGACTAACCCCGTTTCTAAAATTCCAGGGGATCAAACGGCATTCGCTGAATGGTTATACGGTCCCAAAAATGGACCTCTATGCAGGAGTGATACTAGATATTGCGATCCAAACGCCCGTGGCGTTCAGCTCGAGGCATTTTCAGGTTTGGGAACCAATGGAGATAAGCGATCTGGTATGTTTGCGAGGTAGAGTAGATAAATATTCTCATGTAATAATAAATGGCGTATCAGCTTCAACCAGGACTTTCTAGAGTTCAAAATGCCGGTGCTCTCCCCCCTGTAAAGGCGACTGATGAAATTTTTGTGTATCCCCAGCCCAGTAGTATCAACTGTGGTAGCTGCCGACCAAACACAATGCTTTATGGTACTGCCCCTTATATGGCGGGTAAGGGTTCCCCAGCCCAATACATCGATACAAGTGATCAACTCCGTCCGCAATCCACTTCCCGTTTTAACAAGAACATAGTCCAAACTTATGAGCGTCGTCTGTTCCCTTTGTCCAACATGGAATGTAAAGTTCCTCTCCGTACTTTGAGTTACGAACCAACGAGCACCCGTGCGGAGCTTCAGAATGGTCTCTTTCAGCAAAGGTACGCTAATAAAAATGTGGGTAACAAGTAAGAATGGCTGATCCCATTTCGCTCATGGCTGTTGCCGGTTTAATATATGCTGGTCGAACTTTGAGTACTAAGTCTGTTGCTCCACCCCCTGTGGGTGAGGTTCAACAACCGGTAGCCAAAGGTCCCATGGTAGAAGTAGAAGTCGAAAACAATGATTTTAGTCCTATGATTGGAGTACCCCAAAAGAGGGAGATGGAAAGTTTCGCCGACATCACGATGCAACAGCGAAGTGGTGGTCAGGAAGTTCTCAACATGCGAAATCGTCTCTATGACCAGGGACGTATGAACAACTTATCACCCGTCGAGAAACAACTTGTTGGTCCGGGTCTCGGTGTAAGTGCTGATGTACCCGCGGTTGGTGGGTACCAGCAAATGTTCAGGGTGAATCCAGTCAATGTTGGTGAGTATAGGTTAACCACCCTCCCTGGAAGAACTGGTCCTGCGGGTGATATCACTGGTGGTAGGTCTGCTGTTGTCGGGGAACTGACCCACAACAAGCCAGATACAACCGCATTTCTTCCTACCCGCTTACCCACGATGGCAGGCCGGGCTCAAGGTATGTCTGGTGTAGTTCCACGAAACGAACATGAACGAACTAAACGTACAACAAACCGTTCGGAAACCGGTCTTCGTAACGATGGCCTCGGATTCAATGGCGCCAAGCGATTCGTATCTGCTCAGACAATGTCTCAAGATCCTACTCGATTCAAGAGTGATCGCAACGATTCACAGTACAACTACTACAACCAACCAGCACCAGGTATTACCAACTTCCAGGGTGGTTACACAAACAGTGCTGCTGCCAAGGTGACTGCGAAGACCAACGAGGAGCTCATGAAGTATGGTTTCCGTCCCGATGATCGTCGTGGTAAGCCCAATAGGATGGGCAATGCTGGGCGTATGAATGTCCGTGAAAGTCCATTAAAACAAGGTGGCGCTCTAACCACGGTTCGTTCTGATACGACTCGTGTTGATGGTCGCGTAGCTGCTCCCAACGGTGGTTGGACTCAACAATATCAACAGAAGACGTTTCACCAGTTCAACGCCTACAAGGGTAATGTGAATCCAAATGCATGCGATTTAGACATCGCCAAGCGGCAGCTCCAGAACAACCCTCTCGCGCATGGAATATATCAGTAAATGTCTTCGTAGCAATCGGACAAAAACACTCATTAAAATATTGTACTCCTATTTTAATGAAGGTCTATAACCTCTCTATCGATAGTAGTGAACGACAGACGAATTTATATTCACATGCGAATAACTACGTTGTCACTTTAGAGAATCCAATTTATGACGTCTCTCAAATTAAACTAATCTCCGCACGAATTCCCACACCCCAGTTGTTATCATCTGCTACTAACAAGACATTCAGTGTCAGTGGAAATGTTTTCACACTCAATGAAACAAATTATGCAAACGGATACGTTTTAGCGGAAGATTTAGAAACGATTCTTTCTCCACCAAATTCTAACATAAGTTTGGTTGTATATGACGAAGAAACACAGGCTTTAAACTTTTCAAACGTGGGAAACTCTAATGCTTTTACATTAGAGTTTGAATCAGGAACAAATGGGTATCAGAGTACTTCATCACTTGTGACGACACCACACCAACTCATGGGTTTTAGTTCTCAAGACTTTAGTTCAAATGCTAATGGTGAAATTACATCTGGGTTCATCAATCTCCGTGGCCCCAATTCCCTAATCATGAAATTAAGTGCTGGATCTGATGAGTTTAGTCAAGATATATATTCATCAACGCCATTTTACACAGGACATATACTTCTAGATGGTTCAGACTTTATAAATTTTAACGGCGCAGATGATCTGTTAATCCACCATTTTCACTCTGGACCCCAGAAGTTTATTCAAGATATACGTATTGAATTTTTCTACATGAGCCATGGTCGTTTCATTCCATATGATTTTAGAAATCAAGATCACATCTTAAAGTTTGAAATTACATGCTCTACGGACAAATTAGAAGGATTACCCAAAGTCACCGAATCGGATTTAATGGCAGCGGAGGTCCTCGATGAGGAAGAATCTATAAACACATCTGAAGTAAAGAATGTTTATAGATGGAAACAGGAATACACTTATATCACATCAATTATTATGTTCGGGTTATTCCTCACGTTTATTATGAAAGGTCGGCCTAGGAGAAGAATTAGCGGGTGATCGCATAGACTGGCTGCGCTGGCTTCTGGACACGACCGTTGATGCTCGAGATGACGAGATAGACAATCACGGAAAGGAGGGTGGTGAGGACGGCGGTGAGCGCATACTGGGTACCACCATTCTTGGGGACCTTCACAAGCTGGGTAATCGACCAACGGATGAAATCCATCCAAGCCATAGCCGCGGAGAAAGAGAACCCACCAACGATGGAATTGAGGGTTTGAGTCTGGAGCTCCTGGGTAACGAGATCGACGGTCTTAAGAGCACCGGTAACGGAGGTCATTGTGTTTATTTTACTCTGAGAAAATTATTCTGGTAACAACTCTTCTTTCTTGGCTATTTTTTTAAATTTCTTCTTTTTGATTGTTTTTGTTTTCGAGAATAAATCTTCATCATCCGAAGAATCTTCACTAGAGCTACTACCTGATTCATATACTTTGAATTTAGTATTTGAAAAGGACCAACCTTCTGGCTCAGAGGTGCTCATTACTATTAATAGTATTTTTTAACATCTGTTCTGTCGGATTCTGGGGCTGCCAACTGTCCCAATGATCGTATGCTTCGTTCATGAGAATGAATTTTTCCTCATTCCCCGAATATCTTACAAATGGTGGGCACTCCTCTTGGGGTACGATGGGCATTTCCTCCTCATCATCTTCATCCTCCTCTTCCTCATAAATCTCTGGGAATAGAGATCCAACATCTTGACCAACTATGTTCATTGCGCAATATTTGATCGCATACTCCATATCTTCTGGAAGAAGAGTGTCTCTTCCACAAGCTTTGGAATATTCGGCTGCGAGTACGGTACTTCTCTCGAAAACGGGTATCAGAAGGTTTGTCATGGTTTCGATATACTGATTCATCATGGCGTCTCCGGCATCACCGAAGCCGGTTTGCATGTTCATTTTAATAACTGTTTTTAAAAAGAGTTTTACCAATTCCCTCACTTACACGTAATGTGTTGTAGCTTAGTGCATACACTCGAATTTGTCTTGCAAAATCTGGACATGATGTGAGACTTAAGTTTAAAATTTGTTCTTTTACGAGACTGAAATTGATTTGTCCTGTGGGGTACCATTCTTCTGGTTGAAGAGCGAAACTATATGAGTAAAATCTTCGTATCAATTGAGTCTTTGAATGATGAATTCCCCCTTGTACAGCTTTTAGGAAAGTGACAGTTCCTGTATCTTGTGTGATGATGTCCTGGTCATCTAAGGTGAGTGTCAAATAATCAAGATTTTCGTAGAGGATGAACTTTCCATCCTGAACATTTGAGGTGTTGTCGTAATCGAAAATGGTGACAAAGTTACCCTGTAGCGTTTTATCAGCTGCATTCACATTACTTCCTTGTCTTTGGATGACAAAGTAGAGCTCTTTAACGGGATTTGTAAAGTCCAACTTGAACTTCCCAGAATTTATACCAACATCTAGATTAAATGTATCTTGTTGGAGTTGTGTGATTAGATAATCCGTAGGTGTATTTTCAATTTTGATACGTTCCGCACAGTCTAAGAAAACAACCTCTGTACAGAGTTTAAACTCTTTTATATTTAGAGTTTCCTCTAAGGTAATAGAGCTTCCATCACCTTTAATAACCAAATCTTGTGCATCTCTTAACTTGAACTCGACTTCAACTTCTTGTTTATTTATAGCACACAGGGGCACTGCAAGTTTTGGGTGTTTGTAAAAATAGAATGGAATATCGACAAAGAAACTTTCATCTGAATCTAGTCCCAATGTACCGTTGATTATGATACCAGTACTACCAACCACCTCACCAACCCGTTTGTCTGACGTTCGAAGTGGATACTTCCCTACAAGTTGTTCAAGGGCTTTCTGTTTGGTTTGTGTGACATTATGTTCCGAGTAAATCTGAAGATAATCACTCGTGAGTCGCTGAATGACTTCACCACCTATTATGAGATCTACGTATTCTATGAGTGCATGTGCAACGGACTCAATGTACATTGTCGTGGCTGTGACTATAATCTCTGGAAGTGTCATTTTCACACTGATTGTCTTTAGTAGGTCACCTTGGTTTTGGGGGATTTTAAATCGAACCTTCTTACCAAAATTAGCTTGATTGTTTTCTGGGTCTATATCGACAAACTCTGTAGAAAAGTTTGAGTGTTTTTTGAAACTTTCCACAAAATAACTGTAGTCTGGATCTACTGTGAAGAACCTCTCTTGAGGTCCAGATGCCAAGAGCTGGACCTGCCCAGCCATTACTACTATATCCATCTAAAATTTTAATCCTGCTAAACCACTCTCAATTCTCAACACATTGTAATTAAGTGCGTATATACGTGTATCATTTTCAAATTCACTACTCACGGGATTGATTTCGAGTGTGAAAAGTTTATGAGATATACGACTCATATTCACCTGACCAGTTGGATATGGCATCTCGGGTTTGAGCGAGAAGGAGTACATACCAAACTTTGATGGACCTAGACGAGGATTCAATCCATTAAATGTTTCGGTTGTAAAATCGAGTGCTGATGGCGAATTCACATGATATTTCAAGGCTTGTTCGTAACTAAGAAACAGACCATCTCTACTGAATACGACTTCATTATTGAAACGAAGTTCGGCATTTACAATTTCATTGTAATAGTTTGGTATATTATTCGAAGATGCCTCTTTAGATTGAGAGACAAAGAAAAGTTCCTTCACGGGGTGTTGAAAATTAAGCATGACTGACTTTTTGTTTTCACCAATTTTCATTACAAACTTAGACATTTGCACTTGTGTGATGACGTAGTCAAGAGGTCTCGACATGAGGTATCCTCTCTCCTCCGGTGTTACATATACAAAATCAGTATCCATTGAGAATTTAGTGATTGAAGCTGTCACATCCGAAATACCCCCTGCATCGGGTGCGCCAAGATTCCTCACGAGTTCGTTAAGGGGTCGCATCTTGATTCTCACCTCCACGAGTTGTTTCGTTAGAGCACATGTAGGTATGGCGAGGGATGGATTTCTATAGAAATAGAATGGCAAATCTAAGAAGTAGGTGTAATCACCACTATAACTTAAATAGTTTCCATGACCGGTTAAAAAGTACAAGGTTTGTTCAATATCATCATTGGTATTGTAAAGTTGTTGGTGCATGTAAATATATTCGCCTGTAATTCGCTCAATGGGTTGCCCACCAATCAGAAGCTCAGCATATTCGATAAGAGTTGTGATTACCGATGGTGACCATACCATATCATTCTCACCACCGTCATCGGGTTGGGGGTCAGTGAGAGTTATTTTAAGAGTCATGTTTCTAATGAGATCACCTTTATCATTAGGAACTCTACACTTGATTGTATTTCCAAAGTCAATGTTTCCATCGAATTGACTTTCAATAAAATCAAATGAAAACTTCGTGTGTCTCTTGTAATTCATCAGGAAATACGAAAATTGTGGCTCACCTGTTAGTATTTCGTCTTGAATCCCTGTGGCAGCAAGTCTTAAACGACCAGCCATTCCTACAGTATGTGAGTAAAATTTTGCTAAATAAAACGAGACACTTACAGTAGAATGAATCTCCAGTTGAGGAAATTCAAACCCGAGACTATCAGTGATGACAGGGTTTGTGTGTTCATTGGGAAGCGAAATACGGGTAAATCCACCCTAGTGAAAGATATCATGTTCCATAAGCGTCATCTTCCAGCAGGGATTGTACTGTCTGGAACAGAAGAGGGCAACCATTTTTATTCAGATTTCATCCCAGATCTTTTCATTTATGGAGATTACGATAGAGATGCAATAGAGAGAGTCATGTCCCGTCAGAGGAAGTTAGTAGGTGCGGGAAAGACAAATTGTGGCGCATTTATGCTTTTAGATGACTGTATGTACGACAGTAAGTTTCTTAAGGATACATGTATTCGTCAGTGTTTTATGAATGGTCGACATTGGAAAATCTTTTTCATGTTGACGATGCAGTACGTGATGGACCTCCCCCCAGCACTACGAGCTAATGTAGATTATGTCTTCATACTCAGGGAAAATATCATCCAGAATAGGGAAAAGTTGTACAAGTCGTTCTTCGGTATCTTCCCATCCTTCGATATGTTCTGCAAAGTAATGGATGCTTGTACAGAAAATTATGAATGTCTGGTTCTGGATAATACCGTGAAGTCTAACAAGATACAGGATTGTGTGTTTTGGTACAAGGCAACTGTCAGGAAAAACTTCAGGGTTGGAGGTCCGGATTTATGGAGACTCCACAAGAAGATGTACAATCCCAAACACCTGCAACAGAAGGAGGATGATGCCAAGAAGGCGACAAAGAAGACGAATCTCAAGATTACTAAAACCAAATAATTGCGTCGGTCGGCGCCGAAGAAAAAGTAAGGGACTATTAAATGGCTTCTCCCCAAGTGAATACCATGAATTTGTCGGATGACGGTGAGGGAATGGTCCCCCTCAACGACAATCCATCCGTGGCTTTTACGCCTGAAAAAAATATGAGTGAAAGTAAAGAGACGACGATGGATTCTACTCCCATTAATGATATTATGATGGAACCCCCAATGATGACTGAGGAGCCTAAAATGCAGGGTATGATGCCCCAAATGACAGCCCCACAACCCCAGGCTGCCTATGCTGCCCCCACTGTGGCTGCGCAACCCGAGAAGAAAAATCCCTTCAACCTCACCGATGAGCAGCTCACCGCCCTCGTCGTTGCAGCGTGCACTGCTGTTGCCGTGAGCAAACCTGTCCAGGACCGTCTCGCGACCTCTATCCCCAAGTTCCTTAACGAACAGGGGGGTAGAAGTATGGTTGGTCTTGCTGCTACTGGTGTTGTATCGGCTATTGCATTCTACATAACTAAGGATTACATTGTCAAACCCTAAGCGGTTTCCCATCCCATATTACTGTAGATGGATTTATCGATACCCGCAAAGTAAGTAATTAAAGCTCCGACAGCAAAAGTCGTTGAGAGTAACAACGTTAGGTCAAAGGCCTTCCTCTTGTCACCCTCATAGGTCTTCGTTATAGAGTCCGCGGTCTGTGTCCATATCTTGTTTGCCATGTAGGTGAGAATCAAAGAAACGACAGTGGTCGAAAAGAAAAACCCACGATCGACGGCGAGGCGGGGAATATTACCAACAATGACACGCAGCACATTTGGTATAACCATAGTGAGCCAAATGAGATTAAACGTGTAGTTATCTACAAATTTTGGAACGGTCATGACTCCAAATACAGCTATCCAATATGCTATTACCATAAACAATGTATTAAGAGGTGTTTTCATTTACTGTAGGTGAAGAATATTATTTATCCTGGACATGTTCCCCACAAAATTTCGTTTTGGTAGGTATCTTCTCGTATATGCCAATATTCTCAGAGATGTCTCGAAGTTCTATATAATTTTTCCAGAATTGCTCCGAGTGATCGTATTCACTGACAGTACAATGTGCCAGTTCGTGTATGAGAACATGAAAAATCTCGTTAGTCTCACCATCTAGACATACAACAATATCACCCCCCTTATTCGTGTTGTATCCAATAGCACCATTCATGTATAATATACCCGTGATTGGGATACACCGTGTGAGCATAGAATACTTTTCATTATTCGTATCTTTTAGATGTTCCCTGAGGATACGGTATTTTTCCTTGACTTCCTTAAATCTTTGGGGCTCTCGGGTTTCGATGAGTATCAACAAGTTTATGACTATCAATAGAAAGAATGCTATCATCTGTTATAGACAAAGATAAATTTACTATACAATCCTGAGATTGGGTTTCCATCTAGACCTTCCCATAATCGTAACCTAAATCCCAAATCTTCCAGACCAGTCACAAGGTAATCTTTGTATGCAATTGGTTCTGATTTTGGTCCGTCTGCATAGTATGGTGTATCCACCAAATGTACAAACAATTTTTCACCAAAATCACCATTCCCCGATTTTGCCATCTTAAAAAAGTTACCCATTTCATCCACTAAAGGGGTTCTAAATATAATCTTCTCAGAATCTGGAATGATACCAATTAGATGGCCACCGGGTTTGATACGCTTTTTGATTTCTCGTAGGGAACTCATGAAAAGGGTTTTTGAAGCAAAAATATAGTGAAGTGAAAAGTTGAAGCATATCACATCAAATTTCCGATTCGGACAATCATGTATGTCACCCTCGTAAAAATTTACCCTCATATGCATATTTTTTGCCCGAGACTTGGCCTCCACGAGAGCTGAAGGCTCTGGGTCACACATGTTTATATTCACCCCACATTTGTGCCATTTTTGAAGATCCCCACCAAAACCACAACCCACATCGAGAATATGCTGTCCCTTCTGTGCAACAGATTGGATCAACAACCTCTTAGCTTCGTTATGATTTTTTCGGATCACTTCCATAATTCATAGTTTTGTCACCTTTTTAAATCACTTAGGATTGCATTTGCCAATTGTCTTTGTCCAATCTTGAATCGACCGGCGTACGTGTAGTTTTTCCTAAACTCATGACTATTGAGAAGTTGAACGACATCATCCAAATCCACTTCTGTGTGCGGTACAAGACACAAAAGCTTACCGCCAAAATAGGAAACCTTGCCCTTGAAGGCGACTCTTTCACTCCTTGTCAAGTTTCGCATATATATACATGAGCGATCTTCATTTTCTTCGATCATTCTAATGTTTCTCGGAGCACCCCACTCGAACCAATTATTTTCGTTAAACTTTTTGATTTTTCGGTTCATGAGTTGAGTCTTATTTTTCAAGAGGTGTTCATCAATCCGTGTCTGATTTGTCGGAAAAGTATCTACAAAAATGAATTTTTCAACTTCCTCTTCATCTACGAGGATATCCACATTCCCAAAGGGAACTTTATACACTTCATCTTTTCCAGAAACAAGACCAACATATACATTGAACACATTCGACACGACATCACCACGCATAGGTTCATCACTAAATGTTACGATACCATCGATTGTGTTCCAAAATTTCGAAGTGTCATTTACATCTACCTTCTGTGTGAATATACCCTTTCTGTACCTAAAAACTACCACATCCACATTCGCCGAATCGAACAGTTTCTCGTCGTGTGGGAATAGAAAATGGGTAAATGACCCATGCTCAACCATCTCAGATATGATCTTCGAAGCACTCGTTAATTTGATGAAATCTGATGGAACGATAAATATCAATTCTCCATCATCATCTAAAAGTTCGTAGCACCTTTTGATAAAATGAAGATATAGATTTCCATTTGACTTCTTAACATATGGTGGATTTCCAATAATAGTCTTGAACTTTTCATCGTGGAATGGGTACTTCATAAAATCACCATATAGGATTTCTTGTTTTTTATTAAATTCTAAACATGGTTTAATTGTTGAATCAATTTCAAAACATTTCATGGGGTATTCATCGTCATGATTCTTGAATCTTTTAAGGAGATGCCCCGCCCCAAAGGACGGCTCGAGAAGGGGGGCACCCAGGTGTTCCACCTTGTCAAACACATACTTTTGAAGTCCTTCATTGATCGTAAAGAACTGTCCCAGTTCCTTGCTCATTAGCTTTTAAAGCTTCATAAACTTTAAGCGGCTCCGCCCATTTTGTCAAAAGTTCCACCATCTTTCGAGTCATGAGATCCCGGTACTCTTGATTCGACCTCTCGATATGACCGTTTGGCCATGTAATCTGAAGTCCATTCGATGGATTAATCTTGATGTGCTGTTCGGGTATTTGATCGAAATCCCCAACCCAAACGCGGTGAGAATTTTTTGAAACGATGATCAACCCATATTTTTTCAATACACGATCAGATGGCGTGTTCATTAACGTTTTACCAATCTCTACATGGTTGGTACATCCCGGATCGTCAAATATATACTTGACAAAGTGGGTCGACCCAACTAGATTATTCGCTTGGTTGGGTCGATCTTCCACAACCTTGATATTAATTGGTAAGTTACCCATCCATACATCACCAAGATCCCGTGACCTCCCCTTTATAAAAACACCCGGATATTTCTGAAGTATGTAGTCGGAAACAACTTCTTCATCTTTCATACTATTTCGCCGTCCGTCAGTATCCTCTGAGTTGAAAGTAAATTCATGAGAAGACAGACCCCTCTGTAAAAGTGAATATATGGTCTTCCTGTCGTGTATCGACCATAATAATTCAAGATAAGTGTATTTAGTCATTTAGTTTATAGTAATTCATAGTTTTAAGTAACATACTTAGGTTCTTTTCGAGCTTAAAGTTTTGACACATGTTAAATGTATAATGTCTCTTGAAACGGATTACACCACTATCCCTGGTCAGATCTATGCATGCCTTTCGATCATTGGACCTGAGGCCCCCCAGAAAAATGACAAGTTTGGTATCAAGATTCGTGGTGCGTTCGCTACCCGCGATGAGGCTGCCAACCACGCCAAGCGTCTTCAGAAGGAGGATCCCACATTCGATATCTACGTGGTTGATATGTATAAGTGGCTTCTCATTCCTCCCGATCCCACGAAGATTGAGGATGTTCATTACACCAACGAGAAGCTCGAGGAGATTATGAGTGGTTACAAGGAAAATCAGGCTCAGGCTGCTCGTATGTTCCAGGAGCGTAAGACGGCTATGATTGCTGGTACTAATCATCACACTCCAGGTGATGAAAACTCCAAGTTTTACACCAAGCCCGATGAGCCCCCTATCTCCCACCCAGCGGAGGTTCTAGAGCGTCTCAAGAAGGAAAAGCCAGATGCGAACATGGAGGAACTCGTAAAGGAGGCGGATATCATCGTTGCAGAGGAGATCAAGGAGCGCCAAAAGAAGCGGGAGGCCGAGGCCAAGGCTTCGACTGATGGAAAGATGGAGGAGATCCCAGAAGAGGAGGGCGAACCTGAGGTTTCGTCCGCGTAAATAATATAATCATACAATAAACAAATGATCAAGATTATTGTTACAATAATTTTGGTGAGTGCCTTTTTTATTTTGTTTTTTAATCCGACTTTTGAACTAAAAAACAAAACAGAACTTGATGTCACTGCTAGTACTACAGCTGGATTTATAGAAGATACAGATGATGCATTCATCAATCCTAGATATCCAACTCAATTGTTAAAGCGTGATGCCTCGGGTGAAATTAGACCCATTTATGGAGATATTGGTACATTCGTAGCATACTCAAGTGTACCTGAGGATCACTGGTTGCATGGTTTTCCCCATGAAAAATCCTAAAAGGAAAACTGCAAAGGCTATTATCCAGGTGGATTTATCAACACTCGCAAATAAATCAAATTTGACATTTTCAGGTGGGGGTGGGGGTGAGGGTGGCATTGGTGGCTGCATAGGATACTCCATATAATATGGTGGTTCCTCCTGTACAGGCTCTTCATTCTTCTCAATATTGGGGTTATATTCGATGGGATTACCTATGTCAGTTTCCATTTTCTAATATAGTTTCCGTTTTTTTTAAGCATCTTCTGACTCACTCTCATCATTTACAACGAAACCCTTAAGATTTCCATCATCATCCGCGTCACTATCATCGTCTGATTCAGATTCATCGGAATAACACTCTTCTTCTGTGTCTATGTCTGAATCAAAGTCGGTATCGTGTTCTTCGGGGGAATAGTCATCCACGAGAACATCTTCTGTTGGTGTAAAAAAGTCAGGTTTCTTTATCTTACGTCCTGAACGTCGAGGATTCATTATAACATATTAGTAATTACTGTTTAAGTATCTTTATAATATTGGAAGTTAAACGATGTATTCTAGCTGTATTTTTTTTACAAATAGGGCATAATTGCTTGATTTCACTACATTTTTTTATTTCATACGACATGACAGAACTCTCATGGAATCCACTGATCATCTCGCAGTACTTGGAATTTGTTAGTGCTAAGAAGTTGTTCCCTTTTTTGGTGATGGTCAAAACCTGTAAGTCATTTGAATTATTCATGTACGTCTTGATAAATAATTCGAGAGGCTTTTTAACGTCACCATACTTTACAGGTGGTTTAGAGACTCTCGTTTTGATTTCTGGACACTTTTCGATGTCCCCCTTTTCTGGATACAACCGCTGAACGATAACAGATGGTAGTTGATATCTTCGACCACAAAAGTCTTTACAAAACCCATCGCGGCGTCCTCTGAGTGTTTCACATAGACAAAAACATTTTTGAAGAATTGTTTGTCCGCTCACAATAAACCATACATGATTAGATCCATGTTCTCTTCTGAGATTTTCACAATATTTTGAAGTTGTCTGAGCGAGATATGTATCCTTCTTCTTGAAAAGTTTCGGTATATATGCATTTGACTGCCCCTCCATATTTGTTCGAACAAACTCTTCAATCATACCCCTCAATACATCGTCACGCACTTCATCCTTTGTCTGTGATGTCGTAAAAGATCCCTCTTTGATTCTCGTCGATGGGGGTTCCACGTGAATTGTCTGTGTTACATTGGTACGAACAACGGCCATTTCTAGGATTTCTAATGTTGGTTCCTGACCAATCTGTAATATGGCACTGAGAGGGGGTCCTGGCTTATACACGAAAACTGGGAGATAAGCAAGTTGATCTACTTTACCTTTGTCACAATCCGAACACCCTTGACCACCACATACATTATGTTTCACCCTTTTGTAAGACCACGGCATACGAAAACCACTTCCGCGCGTTTTTCGTGTAGCATCTCCATATACAGCAGCATCTATGATATCATTCCAGTCTGTTCCACCCTTAGCTTTAGAGAGAGCTACAAGAATATGCTCACGAAGTGCGATAGCAGATGGTTGATCTACAACAAAACCCTTCCAGTTAAGATGCACACCAGTTTTGATAAGATCACCACACTTTTTGGGTGGCGAGACGGAAATGAGACAATC